AGTTAAATTGATTTCCTCTTACCAACAGCAAATGAACGAGATGCTTGCACCTGTCTTAAGTCAGTTCTCTACACCGGCTGTTTTCTCTATCAAACATGAGGGGAACACATACGAAGCTTTTGTTAATGAATCGTTCGCCAACGAGAGTAATAACGCTGAACTTCAGACCGCCGAGCGTCTTTTCAAGACGACTATTACTATTAAAGTGTTGGGACACCTTGTGGGGGCAGATGTCAACCAAGAAACCCCGAATGTAGTGGTGAGGGAATCGGCTGCCGAAGTAACGATTGGTCGCGAGAGAACAGTGGTGGGTGATGATCCGGAATTTAAACCGGGACGTAAAGATAAATATAGACGCTAACCAATCTCGGATATTGGTGGGTGTTTGGTTTTGTGACTGACTATTTATTAGTAGCATTTGGTATACTTGTGCTAATATACACGCGTTTTTAAAGAGGAGAAGAATTTTCCATGGCTGATAACTCTTCAAGAAGATTTAAGTTTATTTCCCCCGGTGTGTTTGTGGAGGAGATTGACAACTCTCAGTTGCCTGATCTCCCTACCGCCGTTGGACCGATTGTTATTGGACGGGCTGCTAAAGGACCGGCGAATATCCCTGTCACAGTGAGTTCGTTTTCCGACTTTGTGCAAACGTTTGGGAACCCTGTTCCCGGCGGCAAGTCTGGGGATGTCTGGCGCATCGGCGATGACAGCGCCCCCACTTATGCCCCTTTTGCGGCTAAGGCGTGGTTGACCAATAACGGACCCGTTACCTTCATGCGAGTTCTCGGCGACGAATCTGATCAAGCAACAACCGCTGGCAAAGCCGGCTGGAAAGTGGGCACAGCAGGAGCCACTGATGAAGGCGCTGACTCGGGTGGGGTTTATGCCCTCGTCGTTTGGCCCTCGGGCAGTATTAGTACTAAGGCACCGACCCTCGTGGGCGGCGCTGTGGCGGCTCAAATTTATGTGGATCAAGGTCGCGCCCTTCTGTCGGGAACCTTGGCGGTTGGCGGAGCGGTTGCAGCTACGGGAGAAAACGGATCTACACTTATAGAAGTTCCGAACATTGATAGCTTTACTCTCCATTTTACGGGAAGTAATCTTTCTAAGAAAGCCACCGTCAGTCTAAACCCAGAGAGCGAAAACTTTATCCGGAAGGTTCTCAACACGAATCCGACGATTACAAATGCTGCTATTACTACAGCGGCAACGCAGGACTATTACCAGGGTGGAAAGTATTTTCTCGGAGAGTCCTTCGAGAGATCTCTGAGCGCACAAGGGACAAACTCTATTGGGGTTTTGTCCGCCGATATTACTTCTGGAAAGCTTCACGCTGCCTTGTTCCCCATGGCAGTTCCCACCGGAAGTTTCACCTCTCAACAAAATGACTTTGAAGGTGCAGCTATTCGCGGCAGCACCGGCTGGTTTATCTCGCAAGATCTGAGCAATAATAACACTTCATATTACGCCAGTGAGATGCAGAAACTTTTCCGCCTGGAGGCTTTGACCGCCGGCGAAAGTGTACAACGTCAGGTTAAGATATCTGTCTCGAACATTAAAGCACCAGAAGGAGACTACCAATCTTATGGCTCCTTCTCTATTCTTGTAAGACGATTGGGCGATAGCGATACATCCCCACAGGTCATCGAGCGTTTTGATAACCTTAATCTTAACCCCGCGTCTGCTGATTATATTGCGAAGCAAATCGGCGATCGCTATCAACGCTATGATAAGACCAATCTTCGCAACGTAGAATACGGTCAATACGCTAATCAGTCCAACTATGTCCGCGTAGTGATGGACGAGGATGTGGAAGCCGGCTCAGGCGAGCCGCGCTGGTTGCCTTTCGGTATGTGGGGTCCTCCTAAATACCGTGATGTCGGTGTGGTCTCTGGATCATCGGGCTGGTCGGAGTCAGTCTCCACTCCAGTCTCCGGTGTTCTTGCCGCAGTCAACACCATGCTTGCAGGCGGATCGTCAGTCACATTTGGTTTGGCGGGTCATTCCTTTGCCTCGTCCGACATCTTAGAAACAGACGACGCCACCGGATTTAGCGGCTCTATTACTTTCCCCACAGTTCCTCTGCGGCAGCTTAGTACATGGGGTACGCCGCGTTCCCTGCGCAATTGCTACTGGGGTGCATGGACCGGTCGCGCAGCTAATGAGACTTTTTATAGCAGCCAGTTGCCGGATCTTCTGCGCGCCCGATCATTCGATGTGCAAAGCAGCGGAGAAAGTGCCAATCCAGCCGCTACTACTTATGATATCCAAGGACAGACGAGCGCCAGCATGGGCAGCAGCGCCATTGTTACCTCGTGGGTCTTCTCACTCGATGACGTCTCCGGCTCTGCCGCGGACGGTTATACCTTTGCTGCCGGACAACGACGGTCGGGAACCAGTTTGTCGGCTCCTTCGGGATCGTCCTACAAGACGGTACTGGCGGCAGGTGTTGATCGCTTTAACGTGCTCTTGCATGGTGGGACGAGCGGATATAATATTACCGAACGCGAACCCTTCCGCAACAGTGCCATTTCGACAACGGATGAAAAAGCTTCTTATGAGCTATTCTCCTTGCGTAAGGCGCTTAACATTGTTTCCGATCCGGACTATGTGCAGGGCAATGCTCTCACTATTCCGGGCGTTACCAAGGCTACGGTCACTGACTATCTGCTGGAAATAGCCGAAGAGCGTGCCGATGTCTTGGGAATCGTGGATATCGAAGATGCGTACACACCTGATACGGAAACCAACCTGGGGCAATATGCTGCTAATGAAGCAAACACTCCAGCCGCGGCTGTGAACACAATGCAACAACGCTCCATTAACAACAGTTATGGCGCAACGTATTATCCATGGGTGCGTATCTTGGATACGAATACTAACCAGAGCCTCTGGGCACCTCCGAGCGTTGCAGCTTTGGGAGTCCTTTCCAGTACGGATAGGCTTCAAGCTCCTTGGTTTGCGCCTGCTGGGTTCACCCGCGGTGGCTTGAGTGAAGGCGCTGCCGGCTTGCCGGTGCTGGATGTCTCTCAACGCTTGTCGTCAGACCAGAGAGATTCGTTGTATGAAACAAATATTAATCCCATCGCCAAGTTCCCGGCTGAAGGTATTGTAATCTTCGGACAGAAAACCTTGCAACAAACTGCAACTGCTCTGGACCGTATCAATGTCCGACGCCTGATGATTTATCTCAAGCGCGAGATCTCATTCATCGCTTCGCGACTGCTCTTTAGTCCTAACACTCAAGACACTTGGGACAGGTTCTTAGGGCAGGCATCTCCATTGCTGGAGAGTGTCAAAGCTGAATACGGCATCGAAGACTTCCGACTTGTGTTGGATGATGCCACCACCACTCCGGACTTGATTGACCGGAACATAATCTACGCTAAGTTGCTTGTTAAGCCGACACGTGCTGTTGAGTTCTTCGCCATCGACTTTGTAGTTACAAATAGCGGAGCCGCTTTCGAGGATTAATCGTAGAGCGATACTAAATATATTAGGGAGTATGTAAGACAATGGCAGAACTATTTTGGAATGACGTGCGGACAGAGCCAAAACGCCGGTTTCGATTTGAACTTAAGTTTAGCAGCCGTTCATCCGGCGGACAAGGAGCAATCCCGGTTTGGACCGTGAAGACGGCAACTAAGCCTAAAGCCAATGTCTCCCTGATTGAGCACCAGTATATTGATCACACCTTCAAGTATCCGGGACGTGTTACTTGGGATCCGATTACTATCACTTTGGTTGATCCTGTGCATCCTGATTTGTCTTTTGCCTTCTTGGATGTTCTCGGCGCAAGTGGATATAAGTTCCCTACAACTGCTGCTCAATCAAAAGCCAGTTTAAGTAAGCGTAAGTTTACGGAGCAAATCGGGCAAGTCTTTATTGATCAGATCAACGAGGACGGCAAGATTATCGAAAGATGGGCTCTTCAAAATCCTTTCATTACGAGCGTTGATTTCGGCGGCTCGTTGGATTATACCTCCGATGAAATGAATGAAGTAACTATTGAAATGCAGTTCGATTGGGCAAAACTGGAGATCTCGGGTGCAGGACGCGGCTCCGGC